TTTTCTTTCTACCGTATTTGTCGGAAATATTGTTTATAACACGACGGATAATACATACGCACACGTTGTTACCGTAGATTCTGATACACAACTTACTCTTGACGCCGACATAATGACAAGCGGAGAGAGTTTTGAAATCTATTCCTCTTTTAACGAAATCTATGTGTGGTGGAATAATCCTTCTGCTACTGAACCATCCGTATCAGACACCTATGGGCGTAATAACGTATGGACGAATGATAGTTATGTAGCCGTTTGGCACATGAATGAAAATAACACAGACCAGATCGATTCTACTGGAAACGGGCATACTGCCGCTAGGAACGGTACTCCAACAAGATATGCAGCTAAATTTGCCGGAGGCTACTGCCAGGGATTTGACGGAACTAGCGAATGGTTTCAAATCGCTGACCATGCTGATTTTCACGTCAATCAAAATACCGCAATAATGTGCTGGGCCAGGACGTCAAATTATGGCGGGGCGTGGCGGGGCATTGTGACTAAAAACCGTGACCAAGCGGACGGGGCCGAATGGTGCGGAATATGGGCGGATAATAACAGTCCATGTCAGTTTCACGTGAGTGCCGGGAATCAAAGCCAAAGCGGTTCTGTGCTTACACAATATGGCTGGGAATGTTTGCTTTTCAGATGGCAGTATAACAATAGTCCTTTCAGCGGGTATTTTAACGATGGCGGAACTCAAGATTTATCGGGAACGACACAGGTAAATGAGCCGAAAAGTTTTGGCCAGGGAGATGTAGTCATTGCCCGGGCACTGGGCGTTTCGGAATACTTCCACGGTCTGATTGATGAAGTGCGTTGGTTAAACAGCTACCGGGGAATTTGGCGGCATTGCATTGATTATCTTACTTTCAATAATCCGGCTGATTTCATCAGGGGAACTGACCCGGAAGAGGGTGCGCCAGTCGAAGGCGGCGGTTTATTAAATGCTGGTTTAATAGATACAGGGCTTATTAACAGGGGATTAATACAATGATTGATCTAGGAGATAGGAAAGCTGGAGAAACAATAGATTTCAAGTTTTATACTACTAAAGCTGATGGAACACCTATAACTTTTGCTGGTACTCCAGCTTTAAGAGTTTATAAAGATAACAGTGTTACACAAACTACTACAGGTATAACTCTTACAGTAAATTTTGATTCTTTAACTGGATGTCATCATGTGAGATTAGCTACTACAGATGCTTTTTATGTTAGAAAAAAAGATTACCAAATAGTTGTACAAGCCGGAACTGTAGATAGTGTTTCTATGGTAGGTTATATAGTAGCTCAATTCTCTATTGAAAAAAGAATGCAGGAACATGAAGTTTATCAGGATGGTGAATTAGATGTAAGGAATACTGTATCTCCCGCAGCTGGAGCAATTACCAGAGGCACACCACAGAATAAATATGCGTACATAGCTACGGCTGATGATACTGGCGGAACAGCCAGAGCTTATGGGCCTGAAATTATCGGAGCTGTAATTAGAAATAAAGATGCTATTAACAGAAATGAAGGAACACCGATTGTAATTTTAGGGGCTTATTATCAGGATGGATCAGATAATGTTTCTGATATAATGGGTATAGCGGCTTCTCTTGGAGTAAGATCTGATAAGTGCCTTGATAATGCTGAAGGTGGAGCATGGTCAGGGGCAGGTGATGAATCTGCTGGAGGAGCTGGATGGACTTTTATTTGTGCTTATACAGATGATTGGACAGCTCCAGTTTCAGGAGATGATTTAGAAATTTGGTATCAGGACGGAACAGGATTAGGAACAATAGGAACCAATGTTGAAGATCGAAAGAAAAATCTATTTATTGAATCTGATATAAATGGAGAACACGTAGTATCATTTATTAATTCTCAAGCTGGTGGTGCTGGAAGCGGTCTTTATTGTGAAGGCGGTTATAACGGACATGGTATAGAACTTGAAGGGGGTTCTAATTTTGGACATGGATTAATGTCTACTGGAACTGGAAATGCTGGTAAAGGCGCAAGATTTTTAGGGAGTAATACCGGCTTAGGCCACGGTATTTCACTTGAAGGCGGAACTGCTAATGGTGCTGGTCTTTATGCTGCTTCTGGTATTGGCAGTAACTATCCTGGTATATATTCTTTAGGAGATGGATCTGGTGCTGGCATACAGGCAGATGGTGGAGCTACAGCTAATGGAATTTTAGGTCAAGGTGGAGGTACATCTGGAGCTGGAATTTCTGCTTCTGCTCAGGCTGGTAACAGTCATGGCTTTGTTGCTACGGCTAATGGTACAGGAAATGGTATATATGCTCTTAGTGGGGCTGGTGCTACCGGTAACGGAATCATGGCACAGTCACAAGCTACTGACGGTCGTGGAATCGAAGCACTAGGGGCCGGGTCCAACGCTGGCATCAAGGCGAAAGGTGGAGCGACCGGAGCTGGAATTAATGCCAGAGGTGGTGACACTTCCGGTATTGGCCTCATTTGTCAGGCCGACACAGACGGTGACGGTTTCAAGGCGATTGGTCTGGTTTCTGGCAAAGATATCAACGCTACGCTGGACCTCGACGACGTATCTGGCGACCTGACAAAAGGCGTGGAACTCGTCGGCTTTAACGACCTTTCAGCCGCTCAAGTCAACGCGGAGTGTGACACTGCTCTCGCAGACTATGATCCTCCGACCAAGGCTGAACTCGACACTGCAGAGACGAACATCATATCAGAAATCGACGCCAACGAAACGAAGATTGACTCTGTACAGACGACAGCTAACAACATTGAAACAGATACTCAGGACATCCAAACCCAAATAGGAACCGCTGGAGCTGGGCTTACCGACCTCGGCGGGATGTCTACGGCAATGAAGGCCGAAGTTCAGACCGAGTGCGATGATGCCCTGGATGCTTATGATTCCGGAAATGGGGTGGCGAAAGAGAGCTCTGTGCTAGCAATCCAGAATAGCACCAGATTCGTCGGTGTAGCGCCGTCATACATCCTAATAAAAGCCTCTGGAGACCGGATTTTCAAGATTTCCGCCAGATTGTATGATACTTCCGGTAATCCAGAAGACCCCGATGTCCAGGATGGCGCGCCCCAGATTGCTATTATCGGGCGTTCCGTTAATGGGGCGGCCAATAAAACCGCATTCTATGATGATGAGGCGGCCTCCACGCCGGCAACCGCATCGACCGCATATTCTCCCTCTCTGAAAATGAACCGTATCGGAGCAGGTATATTTGAGACTTATTACAAGCTCCCTGATACTGAGTCTCCTGATAATTGGGTCTGGACCTTCAACTACGCCGAAAGCTCTGTAGAGTTCGAGCCGGAGAGAACTACCACCGTAGCCGACCAGGACCCGTCTGTCGTTAATGCCAACATAACTCAATGGGACGGCAATGCGGTCACAGGAGACGGTGATTGGGCAGAACTCCAGACTACGGCTGATAATATCGAGACTGACACACAGGACCTTCAGACTCAAATCGGCACTGCTGGCGCAGGCCTTACGGACCTGGGAGGAATGTCTACCGGCATGAAAGCAGAAGTCAATGCGGAAGCCGACACAGCTCTTTCTGACATAAAACTTGACCACCTGGTAGCTGTCGCTGATGGTGATGATCCTGTTGACAACTCCATCATAGCAAAGCTAGCGGCATCTGACGGAGATTGGTCTGGATTCGATAATAGCACTGACTCTCTGGAAGCTATCCGTGACCGGGGCGATGCGGCATGGATTACCGGCGGTTCCAGCACTCTGACTTCTCAGGATGTCAGAGATGCAATGAAGCTCGCTCCCACCGGGGGCGCTCCTGCGGCCGGCTCCGTAGACGAACATCTCGACGATATTCTTGCCGACACCAACGAACTCCAGACTGACTGGGAGAACGGAGGCAGGCTTAATAATATAATCGACTCCATCCTGGATGATACAGCTACAATACTTCCTGGTGTTCTTGATGACATCAAGGGGTCTGGATGGGTAGCGGCTGACAACCTGGCGGAAATAGCAGAGGACGTCGCGGGCCTTAATGGAGACTCCATGCGAGGTACGGACAACGCTTTGCTAGCGGCTTCAGCTCCGACAAACTGGTCCGCAATGGTTATAAGCGCGGGCGGCCTTGTGGACGGCAATGTCAAGCAGATTTCCGATGATGCCACTGCGGCAGACAACCTGGAGTCTATGCTGGATGGGACCGGGGCTACGCTGACCCTGGATAAGCTCAGGATTGATTCCGGCGATGCCACTGCGGCCGTCCATATCACGAATACTGTAGGAAAAGGCATTTATGCTGTTGCATCTGCGGCCGGCCAGGAAGCTATTCGGGCCGAAGGCGGGGCTAGCGCTCCTGCCCTTTATATCAGGGCCGGTTCCGGTGGAGATGGGGCCAAAATAGAAGGCGGCTCTGGCGGAGGCAATGGTATGCACCTGCTGGCTGGTTCCACCAACGGAAGCGGACTGCTTGTTGTTGGAGACGCGGCCGGCTCAACAGCTCCCATAAAGGTCACTGCTGTTGGAAGCGCTCCAGCTATCGACCTTAATTCGCCTAGCGGAGACGCTATCGACGGAGCAGGCATCGGGGGAAACCAATGGTCAGCCCTCTATTCCGAACTGGACACCTATCTTGTAGGGACCGGAGGACACGGAGCAGGACTCTGGACCGGCGGCGCAGGTCCCGATGTCATGCAGAGCACCACTATTGCCACGCTAGCCAGCCAGACCAGCTTCACGCTGACAGCGGGCTCCACGGATGACGATGCGTACAATGGCTGTATCGCAGTTATCACGGATGCCTCTACCGGCACTCAGAAGGCAATTGGGGTCGTATCGGATTACACGGGTTCGACAAAGACCGTAACTCTGCTTCGGGACCCTGGCGTCTTCACTATGGCGGCCACGGACAATATCGTACTGCTAGCGGCTAAGGAGCTGAGGCTTCAGCAAACCCTGGAAGGGACGATTGCCGGCAAGGTGAACACAATTCCGGCGGCGGCCACTACGCTCCTGGTCAAAGAACTGACCAACGACGCGGACGCAGACCTGAATGTGGCGGACGTTCTGAAAAACCGGGTAATCACTTTCACCAGCGGAGTTGCCAAGGGGCAGTCCATAGCTATCAATGCCCAGGCCGCTAGCGCTAGTGACCCGATTACTCTGACAGTTTCCAGCATGGCAAATTTCGCCAATATCGCAGTTGACGATGAGTTCATAATCACATGAGCACGCCATTAAACACCCTCACGCGGAACATCGGGTTCAGCAACGGATGGGCTCAACCTCCAGTGGAGTCCCAGGAGTCCTCGTTGCTCCCGATGTTCGATGTCCGGGTCATGGCGGCGGCTATCAGCGAAAGCGGCGGAGAGGCCGCGGACAGTTTTAATCTAGGGACCGTCCACTACACCTACGACGACATGGCTAACAACGATGGCCGAGTCACTTTACCATACGGCTAGCGTAGTCTTCGCCATAGACGGGAAAATCCCGTCCAAGAAGAACCGCCATCGGGTGATGAAAAGCCGGAAAAGCGGCAAGAATTTTATCAAATCCGACGATAAATACGGAAAATGGGAGCAGTCGGCTGTTTATCAGTTGAATCTTCAGAAGGGGCATTTCCCGGAAGTAGAGTTCCCTATCCAGCAGTGCCTCAGTATCCATGCTATCATCTACTACTGGGACCGGGTAGGCCGCGACAACTCGAATGTGGTAGAGTCCATTCACGACGCCTTAGTTAGGGCTGGCGTGATAGCAGACGATAACTGGAAAGTTACCGGGCCGACAAAACAAACCCCGGTCCTTAGATTGAAAGAACCGGGGTGCAAGGTGGTTATTGAGTTACCGTATCAGAAAGGAAGGTCATCCTCGCCGCCGTATGTGGCCGGGGGCGGTGCTGGAGCTGGCTGATTTGCTGACTGAGCGTGCTGTGGGACTGCCTTAGCCGCCGGATGGCCTGGAGGTGGTCCTTGTGTAGCCCGAGCCGCTTGAGGGGCCTGAGATGGCTGAGAATAAGCCTGAGCGTGTGCTGGTTGACCGTAACCGTCCTGAGCTCCTGGATATTCCGGCTGAGGAGGCGGAATCGGAGGCATGGAATTGGAGATATGGGCGTTTTGTGCATAACCATACGCCGGATATTGCGGCGCATACGGCTGTTGTGGCGGTGATGAATCCCGTTGAGTACGGCTAAGGGTCTCAATCTGATAGACAGTAGTCTCCTTGTCGTATCGGTCAACCCCATTCTTATCCTTGTAGGACTTCAGGGAGCACGGACCTTCCACATATACGGTTGTTCCCTGGTCGATATACTGAGCGACGAAATCTGCCTTTTTGTCGAAAGCTACGCATTTATGCCAGTTTGGAGCAGGCTTTCCGTCCTGTCCTTTCGGGCCGTCCTGGGTAGCTATCGAGAAATTCACTACATTCATCCCGCTTGTTGTGGTTCGGAGAACTGGCTTTTTCCCAACGTTTCCGATGATTATGTGTTTATTGACTGTTGGCATCCTTTTCCTCCTTTGGTTGTGAATGGCTAGCTAGCTTGAGTTCTTTTTCTGCGGTCCTTATCCCGAGTTCCACCAGTTCGGACCAGTTGCGCCCTGTTGACAGTTTGCGCTCTTTGGTGTGCTCATCAAAAAATATCTGAGTGCGTTGAATCTTTCCCATGCTAATAAATATAAGTTAGTTACTGAGCATAGTCAAGAGTTTTTTATTCATCTACTCCTAATTCTGAATTTATGCTGGCAGAATTGTCTTCCAGATATTTTTCCACCAGAGGAAACTTGTCCAGCCATGGCTGTCCCCGAAGCCAGTCAAGATAATCAGACGGCACAACGTCCATATCTAATCCCTTGTATTTTCCAAACGGCATTTTCATTTCATTCCTCCGTGTGCTAGCGAATAATGATTGGCGTCATCAAAACGACCGCCCCAGCTCCCGCCGATTGATTCCCAGTATAGGCCAAGCGGCAGATGTGCGGCCCCTTCTGTCCTGTATGTCCCATCAATAAAGAGATTCAGGTCTATTGCCAGCCTTTGACGATGGAGTGACTTTTTATGTCCGTATGTCACCCGAGGGTCGCGGTACGCATCCCCCAGAGTCACTGAATAACCAGGGAGAGTATCCACGAAGCCTAGCAGTTTTCCTACCATTGACGAAAATTTTGCCTGTTTTTCTGACAATTTTTGAGCCATCCGTTGTCCTCCTTGTAAAACGGTTGAAGGGCCAGTGGCAGTATTCATCGCCAGCATTGGCCCCTTTGAGTTTGCGGCACTTGGAAAAATTCAGACATCCTCCGCATCCGACTGAATTGTATTTGGACCTCCCGAACCATAGCGTCTCCGGGACCTCCCGGAGAAGCGCTACAGTTTGAGGATTTCCCCACCTTTTAGGCTTCATCAGTCCCCAAGGCCGTGGAGCAGAGAGCCCCGGGAGGCAGAGGATTGAAGCCTGTAATGTGCTCGATGCTTTTTTTGATGATTTCGTCAGTCATTTTTCTTCTCCTTTGTTAATTTTCTGGTTCTGGTTGTCTTTTTTTTGGGTTTTGGTGATTCGGGTTCTTCTTTCTTTTCAGGCTTCTTTTCTAGGATTTCAGCGTATTTCTCCTTAGCTGTCCGCTTCTCCTTGACCCGCTCCGGCTGGTTGTGCTCCAGAAATTTCTGATATGCGGGACACCAGTCAGCAACATCACAATAGTCTTCGCACCTTCTCCGGACACCCGGACGGACTTCCACATAATGAGCATCCTTGCCGGCAGTGGGGAGCTTGTTCTTTTCAATATAATCAAGGGCCGATTGATGCGATTCCAGTTTTGCCTTTATTGCGATTTTTCTTCCGGTTTTCATCACTGCCCACGTAGTAGGAGAAGACCACATTTCCTCCTCAGTGCAGGGAGGAACATTGCCCAGGTTCGTGCTCTTGGCATGGTCATGTGCGCTAGCGCGTTCATGAACATACCGGATGACGTCATTCTGGCTCCAGAACTTTATGTCCCGGATTACAACTGGTTTCTGTGGGTAGAATTGGTCCCTTTTGGCCTGGCTCTTGTGCCAATCCCGAAGAAGCCCTACTATCTGGAGCTTGTCGATTTTTACAGGACCGAATTTTTGCTTCTTTTCGTCCTTAACGAACCAGCCTCCATTACGCAGGATGAAAGCACCTATATTCAACTGGGCTTCCCAGTCCTCTGCCGGCGGATAATTGCCGTTGTAATCTTTCTGGAACTTGTAGGTGGTGGTCATTTTCCAGTCTTGGAGGATCTTGAGTCCCTTTTCAAAAAATAGTCGGTCAAACTGCATCCCGATTACCCATCTATCGACTTGGGTATAGATGCGGATTTCGGCCCTGGAGTTGTCTCCGCGTTCCTGGCGCTCCAGGAGTTGATGCGCTAGCGTACCGCACAGCATAAAGAAGCGGTCAGCCACATCCACGGTGATTTCGTTATCGTGCATGGCTGTTAGTTTGCTCATGTATGGAGGCCGGATTAGACTGGAAGGCGTGTAATCCGATTCGCCGGGGTCGTAATCGTCTATCTGGACTGCTCGGCAATACGGCTCAGGCAGTTTATGGACATTAGTATATTTCATGTTCGTTCTCCTTTGTTGTTAAATGGTAGTTGATTTTCTGGTATTTCCGGGTCCTTCTCGTCCATCGGGGGGTATAGATATTCCCTCAATTTCAGAATCTCGTCCCAGTAAACATGAAGCATGGCGTTGCCGGATTTAATTAATTCGTCCTTATTCTTGCAAACGCTAGCGTCCATTTGGTAAAATTCTAGCTGTTCCATTCCCATAATCAATCCTTTTTTAAGACGTCCCGAATATAGTCAGTCAGTTTAAATTCGTTGATGATAAGAGACTGCTTTCCGTCAGGTGTCTTCAGCGTGTACTGCGGTGGCACAGGCCCCTTGCTTATATCGTGCATCGGTTTCCATTTGCCGTCCGGACCTTTCCAGGTGGGAAGCCATACCATGTCCATAGAGTACAAAAATCTCGCCACACCAAATTTTACGGCCGCCCTCTTGAAGCAGTCTGATGCTAGCCCCTTCTGCTTCTCGATGTTCGACTCCGTGCCGGCGTCCGATTTCCACACCCATTCGGGCCCGAACTTCAGGCCGAGTTTGCAGTATGTCTGGCCGGCGACTTCATAATACTCGTCTTGCCAGTTGGCTGGTCCCATTACTTCATCCAGAAGCTCCATGACCTGTCTGGCGTCCACATAGGCCACACACAAGCATCCGCTTTCTCTGGATTGCTGAACGCGCCATTTGTAAGGCATCCTGGCATTTAGCGCTGTCAGTTTAGCTTTTGGTGGATTCGTTGCCATTTTCGGCCTCCTTTGTTTTTGGGATAAGGTGGTCCAGGGAGCCGTCATTTATCCAATCACTGAAAGCATCATACAGGGACCGACCGCAAAGGACACATTTTTTGCGCCCAGGTAGCGTATGATAGCGCGGATTTTTGCTGTGATAATACCAGAATGACTGCGTAGTGATTCCAAATTTTTTCGCCGCATCGGTAAAACCGAAAGGCCGGCCGTGTTTCTTGAAAAATTCAGGGTCTTTCCGCGCTACATCATAACGCATTCTGATTGTATCGTTGGTGACTTTTAGCCGTGGTTTTTTTGGTTTTGTTGCCATGATTCCTCCTACTTTTCCATAAGCTGAGAAAACCGTTCCCATGACATTTTGACAGAATGCCGTTTCCGGGCCTTTCTCCAGCTTATAGAGCCGTCTTTTGGTGTTAGTGAACCGAATATTTGGCCGTCTTTTTTGACCGTCAGAGAAGCCTCTGCATGGCCGTTATAAGCGACCTCAATTTCGACCTGAAATCTTTTTCGGGGTGACACTGTTCCTCCTTTGTTGAATAATGGTTAGTTATTATTACGAAATAAAAATATGCGATTTCATAACCTCCTTTATTTCGTAAGCCAGCCGGTGTATTCCCGGCAGGGTGAGCCGAACCCCAAGAAAAGCCTCCAGAAAAGGGATGTTTTCGGTCACCGTATTGAGGATTTTGGAATGAGAGAGAGCGGGAAATAGCTCGGCTTTTTCGATGAGCGCGACACTCACCAGCCTTAAACTCGCCCCGTAGAGTCTTTCTATTTCTACACTCTCTCTCATCTTTAAGCCTCATTTTTAAATATATAGACTATCGCCCTAAAAATCAAGTCTTATTTTCAGGAGGGCGTACCTCATCTAAAAGTGCTTGACTATAAGCCTTTAAAGCATCTGCTCCCAGAGTCTTGTGACCTACTTCAACATCAAAGTCGCACCACACCTTGCCTCCCACTGCTATCACTTTTTGACAAAATATAGTGTCTTCGGGGATTAGCCTCCATTCCTCTTCTCTTTTAGAATTTTTTACAGTTGTCCATTCGGTATGAAACCAGGGCTTCGGCATTTTTGCTAGCAAAGAAGTTCTAATGAAGGCGCACCCGAACCCAACCTGGCGGACAGGAATAATCCCTGATAGCTTTTTGGTCTCGGATTTATCGCCATATATGCTGACACAATAAGCATCATCTTCCCGTTTCCGGTAAAGGCCGGCTAGAACATCCAGGCTCCTCTCACTGAATTTCTTTTCCAGCGCTAGCACTTGGTCCACAGTTGCTACAATGTCGGTATCCAGGCAGAGAACGCCAGCCACGGGGGGAAGCTCTGGAAAACAGCGCTGGTCCGGGCAGATAGCCTCATTTCTGGAGACGTCCGCGCCGCACTGCCGCCAGATTCCAGCTAGCGGGAACATATCCCGCTTGAGCAGGTCAGCGACCAGATTCTTGACTGTCCCCCATCCAATTTCCCGATGAGTAGGGACTGCTATCTTGTACTGGGGGGCGGGCTTCGGGTGAAGCTCCAATGTATTCGTCTTCTTCTCCATTTATTTCTCCTTTTTGGGGTTTCAGGTATTCCGGGATTTCTTCCGGCGTTAATATATCTACCAAATCCGACAATGGCATTGCTTGGAGCTCATCTTTTCCCTCCACGATGCAGGATTTTGTGCTTTTGAAGATGTGAATTACCCGGACCGGCTTTTTGTTCCAGGTGCGGTAATACGCTAGCTCTTTAATTTCCAGCTTCATTCAGCCCCCTTTAGGGTCTTAATCAAGGCTTTCCAGCAGACTTCGGGCGGGGCTGTGTGGATACGCCAAGGACATTTCCAGTCTCCACCCACCATTTCAGCTAAAATTGGAATATATTTCTTTATCATTTGGCCATCTATCTTCTCCCATATCTCCGGCCAGCAGCGGGGGTCTGTGTTGCCGTGGTAAGACTCTATGGACATAGCCCCAACACGTCCAGCTTCCTTTTTCCAGTAACGGTTCACTCCAACAGAATATCCAAGCCATTTCAGTACAAGGCGTTTTTCTTCTTCAAGTGTCATGCTACCTCCTCTCTTGGCCGTGACTTAAAATCACAATTATTGCAGGTCCAAAATCCATTATATAATGATAAATCACCATTGCACATTGGGCAGGGATATTCCTCTGTTTTATCATCATCATCATTAAAATCATCAAAATCAGACACGTTTTTCCTTCCTTTCTTTTTTATACTTTATGCCGTACCTATCTAGCAGGGAAATATCCAGCTCCCACTCTATTTCGCTCCGGGCATCCCACTGCTCGAACATGAACCGGATATAGTCCTGGGCCGTTTCCAGGTCCCATTTATTTACGTTTTGAAGGCGCTGAATCACTTCCGGATATTTCCCCCGGCTGAATGACAGACCGGCGTGCTTGACTTCGTGACAGCGCTTACAGAGTATCTGGAGGCCAATTAGTTTCTGGACTCCGGACAACTTGTAATCGGATAACTGGTAATCCCATAATTCGTGTAATTCCAGCCAGCGTGAAGAACTGCTGGGCTTATGGAGACAAACCTGGCAACGATACCCGCTAGCGGATAGCTGTTCGTCTCGGAGCTTTTTCCAGTCCTTTCGGCTGATGTTTGACCGGACATTGGACCACCAGCAGGTCGTAGGGACTAGCTCGATAGACAGGGGGATTTCGTGGGGGCTCATTTTAAATTTTTCCGGGTTTTTTTCAGGCATCTTGTCATCTCCTCATTTATCGCTAGCGGGGGACCGAATATATATCTCGGGAGAGATATATATTCGACCATGTGCCAGCATTATTAATTGGCCGGGGCCCCGCATCCCAGAACATCCTCCATGGGGACCATTTCGACCAAATTATGCTTTTTTCCAAAAGCGCGGACAGCCTGAGCGGGGTCCAGTCCATTTAAAAACAGTTCCCCCATTTCGTGCGCCCTGCCTTCGATAGAAACGCCGTAGACGCTTTCGGCTAACTGTTTGGCGCGTACAATCCACACCACCATTGTAGTTATCCGGATTATTTGTTGTTCGTTCATTTTTTCACTCCCTTATTTAATGGTTAGTTAGTTATAATCTAATTTACTGTATTCGGGTCTAAATGTCAAGCATAAAATTATTTATGAAAAATATTTCTTGGTCTCTTGCTCGGTCTTCCAAGTCAAAACCTCTTCCCCTTCATCCATTACCGCTAGCTCGAAAAAGGCTTTATCCGGCTTGCCGTCCGGGGGCTCAGGGACCGATAGCTGATACCAGCCGGGTCCTACTGTTTTTAAAGAATATTCCTCATAGGGTGAATTATTCGCTATAATTTTTCTTTTTCTAATAAATTCTCTTGAAAATCCAAATTTATTATCAAGGCCGGTTAGCTTGGCTAGCCATGGTTTATTTCCTCTGATTTTCGGGGCCGTAAATTCCATGATCGGGTCCTCTGGATAATAAGGGGGCACAGGGCCCCCGGTTAATGGTTAATATTCGTGAGGATAAAGGAACGTGCCTATATATTTATCGCCGTAGTCATCCAGTTTAAACCAGAAGCTCTCGGGAAAATCCGCTTTGGTCTTTGCTAGCAGGGTCTCTTCGTCGAGCTCATTAGTCCGGTAATCATATCCGGCGGAGCGCACAGCACCATCTTTCTCGAATACCAGCATATCGACCGGCTTTTGTTGGAGCGCATGGAAAGCCAGCATTGACAACATAGCAATTCCGGCAGGCCCGAAGTCCTCTGCTATTTGCGCGGTTGCTACGGCCTGCACCGGCTTGTTATTGATTTTTATTGCGTACATTTTTACCCCTTTTTTGTTGTTGGTTAGTTGTTGGTGTTTTTTTGTTAATTAGGGGGACCGAAGTCCCCTTTTTAGGTTAGTTTTCAAGTTCTACACCGGCTTCCCTTGCCAGTTTCTTTAGATTCTCAAGACATTTTTCGGTAGTATCGTAATCATACGGATTATAAGTAGGGCATAAATCGTAATCATACCGCTTTTTCAGATCGTCGGTTATGCTTCCCGTTCTTCCATATCCTCCATTTGGAATATTATGATTTTCCCTGATTTGTTCAGAATGATTTTCCCATGCTGAAAAGCTAATTTGCCTTAGAAACCCAGGAAAAGCCATGCAAAAAGCCATCCTATCAATATCTAGAGGTTCGTCTGAACGCTTGAATACTATATCCTCGAAGAAAAATGACCGACTTTGATTCCCTTCGTTGAAGTTAAAACCATGGAGCTCAACGGCTACACCAGCAAATTCAAGAGCTTCAACCAATGCCAGCATAACGGCACCTTTTCGTACCATTTCATTCGGTTTAATTCCCGCGTTAACGCAAATATCAAATCCGATTTTTATTACTGGTTTATGCTGAATTTGTTCGGCAAAGTCAATCATACATTCAGGATCGCCGGTCATAAATACACCAACATCAACCATAGCGCCGGCCGTATCATAGACCAGCGCGCTAGCTGTAATTTCTTCTGCTCTGGCTTTTGAGAATTTAGCGCTTAATTCAGATACTTTTTCGGCCCCTTCTTTCCAGCCTGAAAAAGCCATATTTACAGATTCGTTATAAGTTTTCCCGCCAGACCAGTTTTTTACTTTTCGGCTTGCCCGGGAACTTTCAGATAAGTCGCATTCCCTCATTGAATAATCCAAGTAATCTGCCAAAGAATCAAATGTGAAATGGTGCTGGTTTGATTTTTCTGTGATATGCCTCATTTTATGCCTCCATTGCTTTCTTGACTTTTTGCCGGATTTCATCCCCCACTTTATTCCAAATGGTATAATTTTCGACATCTTCTTTTTTCCAACCGGCTTTAATCAATTTAGCGCCGGCGATTGATGCCCTAGGTGAGACGATAATTTTAATTTTAAGGTCAAAAACTGTTTTCCGGATTTTCTGTACGTATTCGGTCCATTCTAGATTACCTGCTATCTTGCGTTCCAGTTTTTCGTCATAATCCCATGGTATGGGAATCCATCTATCCAAAAAAGCGCCGTCAAGGGGATTCCTCCCGCAGTATTCCCTGCTTGCACCGTATCCCCAAGTATTTCCGGCTGAAATACATATAAAATCGGGGTGTTTCTCGAATGTACCGCAAGGAAAAGAGGCCGTACCATTGGCCAGCAAAGCGTTTAGTACATTGGTCACATTGGCGTTACCACCGTCGACCTCATCAATGAGTAGTACCCCACCATTAACAAATGCCTTATATACTCCGGTCTCAACGTATTTACCCGTTGCATCCGTATATCCCATTAAATGAGATATGGTTGTTTGAGAGCATACCGATATAGGATAATAGGGAAGGTCAAGCGCTTTTGCTACTTGATGCGCGCCGGTTGTTTTCCCACTTCCAGCAGGACCGCTTAAAAAGGCATTAAGACGCAATTGACAAATATCTAATAAACGCCTAAACATTATATGTGGCGTATCAATTTTTTCTTTGCTATCGTCCTGTCGCTTAATTTCAATTTGCTGTATATTATCTTCCCTGATTTTACGGACCGCTGAATCCATTTTATTGTCAATCATCTTCTCAATTTCCGTCATATCAACCGGATTATTAGCATTATTGAGGATATTTGCTAATTGTTCAGCCAGCGCTTTATTATTATTGGTGCTAGCTGGTTTTTCCGGTTTTTCAGCCTGTTTATGCTGTTCGGGCTGTTCAGCGCCTAATCCTAAGATTGCAGAGATACATTCGACTTTTGACATCCCTACTATTTGGGTGCCGGTTAATTGGGCGCAATTAGGATTTCCCAAATCGCGCTCTTTCCTTACTTCTGCTCTTAAATCAGCAGATGACATGGACTCAAGGTCTTGCTTTGTTTTCATGGTTTATGTTCCTTTTTAATAATGGTTAGTTGGTTAGTTGGCAAAATAATAATAATAGGATACCCAATGCCCGCCTAAAATGCAAGGTCTATTTATAACTTTCTTAGATTCCTGCCAAAACAGCCTAAAAAGACCAAATAAAACTGCATAATTAGGTAGATGGCTACGTAGCACAAGCGTTTCAAGCTATTAATACAAGCTAGTAGACTAGGTATAAATTAGTATGCTAAACCAGTAAAAGAGTACTTAAACGTAATAACTAAGACTAGCAGGCAAGTATTCTAGTTTAGTTCTATCAGCTAGAGAGATGGTTTTATCAACATTATGTCCACAAATTATCAACAAGTTATCAACATTAGTGTATCATTATATACGAATATTAGGATATTCTTGATTAGATTGGGTTTGCTAGCTGGCTGAAATGATAGATTTTGGGGGGGAGAGATTGACTTCCCTTTTATCGTTTCTCGATAGCTAGCTAGCTGTTCTGGTTTGAGAGCAGGCTATAGGACGGGTTATGTTATCGGATAGGTTAAGTGCTAGCATTGCAATGACTTGTGCTAGCTGGTTCCCTGTTTACCCCTCCCCCATCCCAGGGGGCGACGGGTCGGTCGGCTCGGTCTAGGTGTATATATACTTTCACCCATTTTTTCATCCATTTACACCACTACCCTGCCTATACCTACCCATCCCTGCCATGCTAGCATAGGGTGTTGATAGATTGTTGATAGATTGTTGATAGATTGATTTAACAGTTATTCAATCCAGAATTTCAGGGGAATTTATTTCCAGTAGTCGAAATCTTTGTTCATATTGAACCGGAGTGTATGCGGGTCGCTCCTCTGTTTCTCAGCCAACCGGGCTCCGGCTTCGGACTGTTCCTTGCGGAACATCCTCAATCCTTCGCGCAATGACCTTATCGGCTTTAGGCATTGAGGACTATTCTGTTCTGGTAGCGGTTTATTTGCTTCGCGAGGGTCCAGAATGCGAAACCCCTTCGGCGGCCAAGAGTCAGATGAGCCCGGACAGGGCGAATTAGAGCCAGCGCTAGCTGGCGTGTTCTTTTTTTCTTCTTTAACAGCCATAACAGCCTCTCTAAGTTAGTTACGTCATATTAAGATAAGCTGTAATGACTGTACAGTCAAGGTTATCAGACAGGATTATTTATTAGATATTGTCTTCTTTCGCCGGTTTGTCCTGTACGGACGCACCTATCCCCTGCCTTTATGAAAGAAGACAGGAAACACATACTTCCCTCCCTCGGTCTGGCTGTAAGAGGATTTCTCAGTGTCCCCTGCTCATGTGGCGTACATTCCCTTGTGGGCTATACCTGAGAACACATGACGCAGACGGCATACAGGGACCATCGTCCCATCGAGTGGTCGCCCCCTTGGTTATCCTTTCGGCCGCTCATCACGGGGTTGCGGGGCTATCGGCAGAGGGAGAGCTTGCACAGGGAGCCACCGTGGGCATTACTGCTTACACACTCCCCGCGCTTCGCTCTCGGTGAGGCTTTTAACGACCTCCAACCGGCCTGGTCTTTTTGGGGTGAACCCGGCCGGAGCCGGACCTCCTTACTCCGACTCAGGTCTTTTCCAGGACTGTTTCTTCCCGGATTGTTCAGTGTTCTCTATGCAAGGGATGAGCTTTCCGCCCACAGCTATTGTTCTATCTCTGAAATGAATGAAGTGGACTTTATTCTTCAAAATTATCGCCCTTTTTTGGGTTTTTTACGAGATTTTCCCGCTTTATTCAAAGAAATAGCAACAGCCTGCTTCTGAGGACGTCCGCTGGCCTTGAGTTCACGAATATTGGCTGAAATGGTTTTTCTCGATGAGCCTGTTTTCAGTGGCATAGAAAACTCCTGTTCTTAAATATATCACATTCCTGATTCATGACGCAAGTCTTTTTTTTCTTCCCGGTCCCAGAAAGCCCTGCACGACCATAACAGTTGTTCTCCGTCCATTTTTCCGGCCTGGGAGCCCATAGCCGGCAATTCTTACAGCAGTTCATTTCTTGTCCTCCTTGGGGGTGCGGCCCTTTCCGTTGCAATAGCTACAAGGTATACGATCATTAATATCAATAGTATTCGCATTGTCGTAACCGCTTCCTCCACACTCCTGACAGGTGTCCTCCTTGGGGGTGAAATTAAATTCTTTGCACCTTTCTTTTGCGTATGGAGCACCACATTTATAACAGGTTGCGTCCATGCAGTCACAGGTATGGGTGCTCCCACAATGCCAGCAAGTGACTACGGGGTCCTTGTACTCCTTGGGGTGTCCCGGTCTCCCCCCCCCCGTTTCCTTCTGGTTGGCCTCTCCTAAAATTTCTCTAATAAGAGCTTTCTTAACCTTATAGTAATCTCCTTCTGCATCTATAACCATTTCAGAATTATTAATTATTTTTTCCATTATCACTGTTGCCTTGTCCCCGGCCTCCAGTTTCTTTATCACCATCTCCATTGCTTGAGCAAAACCAAGATTAAGGCCTCTATCAAAGGCGTGGCTAAGGCCAAGATTAAGACCTCTATCAAAGGCGTAGTTAGTGGAGGTCGGGAATTTATCTCCAAGTCTTTCCAACTCTTTTCTGGCGGTTGCCGCCTCTTTTACGCAAAACTCTCTCAGGTCATTCATTATCCCGATCTCCTTGTTCTGGTTCCTGGTTCATGTCTCTTTCCTTTCAGTTCCAGTTCTCTGCCTCTTCCCTGGTCAGGAAAAAGTGTATGCCCCCAGAGCAATCCTCTCTGATATCCGGGTCGTACTTGTCGCACCTGGCGGTCTTGCCTTTGATATAGGTCACACCCTTCTTGTGCGTTCCTGTGTTGCCCTCTGTCCCGCAATCGTCCAGAGGAACAACGAACTCGGCCCTGCACTTGCGGGAGTTAATGGCATTCATGCGTCTGGATTTGGCCGGAATGCGAAGCCGTATTACATTACCATTTGCCAGTTTTTTCCAGCCTATAAATTGTCCTTCCTCTGGAACTATTTTGAATGGGGATAGGCCTTTTGCGCCACTGAGGTCTGCGCCCCCAAGGTATGTGCCCCTGAGGTTTGCGCCCCCAAGGTATGTGCCCCTGAGGTCTGCGCCACTGAGGTTTGCGTTCGTGAGGTTTGCGCCACTGAGGTTTGCGTTCGTGAGGTTTGCGCCACTGAGGTTTGCGTTCGTGAGGTATGCGCCCCAGAGGTCTGCGCCCCCAAGGTATGCGCCCCCGAGGTATGCGCCCCCGAGGTCTGCGCTCCTGAGGTTTGCGTTCGTGAGGTTTGCGTTCGTGAGGTCTGTGCCCTTTCCCGCTCCCTCTTCAACCGTCTTCTTTACACTGTTATCATCACACTCATGCTCAAACAGCACTCTTCCCAATATAGATTTGATCTGTATCTTGGTTTTCATGTCTCTTTACTTTCCGTGGTCAACAGTTTAAGCCCATAGTTGATTATCTTGATTTTCGTTTTTCTTCCAGAGGTACGGGCGTCATAGGCGGCGTCATAGGCGACATAGGCGGCATTGGCGGCGGCACGGGCGGCGTCATAGGCGGCATAGGCTGCGGAATCGGCGGCATCGGCGGCATAGGCGGCATAGGCGGCAAAGGCTGCGGAATCGGCGGCGGCACGGGCGGCGGCACGACTTTCCTTAGTATCGTTTGCAATTGTTTTTTTTGCCGCTTCAATAGCTTCCCTGGGACGCTTGTTATCAGGACACACTTCCTCATAACTGCCTATAACTTGTTCAGCGGCATAAATCGCATATCGGATTTTATCTTCACGCTTTTTTAAAAGCCGTGCAACAACCCATTTGGCCCAATCTATATCACCCGTTTTTTTGTACAACTGCCACAGCTTTTTAATATCAGTCTCCTTCAAGGCCTTTAGTTTCCTTAATGTGACTTTCATGTCTCTTTCCTTTCCGGTGGGGGTGGGAGGGGTTGCCAGTGGGTTGGGGCTAGACTCCTATGACGGGATGATTTCCCTGGTTTTGTCCAGGATGTAATTGAGTTCTGTCTTGGTAATGCGGCCGTCCTTGAGGACATCCACCAGGTCGAAGATGAACTCAAGAAGTTCCTTGTTCCTCCAGAGGATTCCTACGATAAACCATATTTTCTTCATTTTTTACTCCTTTTTTCTTTGAAGATTGTGTTTTCCAATCTTCGGATGATTTCATGTGTAATTTCGGATATATAATCACTATCGAACATATTAAGAGGCAGTGTACTCAGGCGCGATAGGAGTAGTTCACAGACTTCGTGGAAAGCGGCTATTTGTAATTCATATTTATCCGGCTTTTTGGACCATTCAGTTCCAAACTCTAAGGTCCCCATTCTGCCGGAAATGTCGCTCCAGCATCGGGCTCGGTTTCCCCTGGCGTCACAGTGCTCGAAGTGAACCTCCCAGTCGTGAAGATGGAAATATTCCAGCCAATATTCAGCCTCTTTCTTGAAGACCTCAAAGTCCTTTTTGGTTGTTTTATAATCCATTTTGAAAGTTTTTCCGCTTTTCCTGGACGTACTCGGAGGCCTTGATTATCCAGTTTCTTGTACCGACACCCGCTAGCGCGTCTACCACTGAGCCGATGTCGATGAACTGGATATGGTGCTTGTAGAATAATCTTTTCGCTAGCACGGTTGAGGCATGGCCCAGGGCTGACAGCAGGACCGTCCCAGGCCGCAGATGGCTCTCTATTTCCTTCATTTTCTCCGGCGTCAGGGCATCATAGGCGTTTGTATCCGTGAGTTCTATGGTTTCGCTGACATTGAAAGCTCTTCGGACCTCCGGCGAGTTGCAGGAAGTGGGTCCGCCGGCCAGCACGACATTCCTGCCCTGAAGCCTGAAGATGAATTTCTCGAACAGGGGATAATGATGGAGGAAGCTGAGATGGACGGCGCTGACATGGGGGACCGTGACACACTCACCATGCGGGATAAACTCACCGACTATGCGCCTGAGCTCTATGAGCTTGCCTCTCTTCCAGCCCTCGACAGTGAAGGCCCGCAGGAAAGCCTTGTTCTGTATCCCGAAGGCTTCGACAATCTCCTTGCTGAGACTTTCGTCCTTTGGCTGATGCCGACGGTTGGCGAACAGTGGGTCCTTCATAATGTAAATCTCAGCATCCCCGAACCGGACGTAGAAAAACGGGTCCAGGCTGGTCAGCCTGTCTGCCAGGTCCTTGATGGTCTCCTCGACTGAGTGGATATTGAGCCATTCGACCTGGTGGGATTCCATGAAATCCAGGTGCCGGTTTGACAGGACTGCGGTATTGAGCTCTGTGCTGTGCCAGATGTGTTTGAAAAGGGAGAAATATTTTTGGTAATTCTGTCGTTTGGCGTCATGGATTACGACATACGGGTCACATGGCATGAGGGACGCTAGCGCCAGACAGTCAGCCCTGTGCCTTCCGTCGATGAATATGAGATTATACGGGCGGCCGGTTTTCTTCAGGTGCTTGAGGGGATAGCCGACATATCCTTCCGACGCGCCACCCTTCATCGAAATGGTCTTGAGCTGAAGGTCAATGCGGGGATTATCTTTAAAAGCCTCCTGGTAGAGTCTGAACCACTTTGGGTGATGCTCGATGGACAGGATGCTGGCGTATGGGACCTCCTCCGCTATTACGCTGGTGGAATTTCCCGGCCCCCACTCCAGGACATTGTGGGGATTGGTACTGCGGCAGACCACGCGCAGAGGATCCTCGTATGATTCTCTAAGACGTCGTTGCAGTTCCTCAAAGGCGGGGTCTTTTGTCATTTTTTCTCCATGAAAAGCTCTAGTTCCAGGCGGTCCATTTTCTCCTGTCCGTGCTTCTGCACGACCATTTGATTGCCATGATTCCACTGTTGCCGCATATCTTTCATTTTGCCATAAGTCTGATTTCCGTAGTGATGAACATAGACGGCCGTACACATGGCAGGATAGAGTCCCAGGTCCATTCCACGAATAAGCCAGTCAGCCTCGTTGCCGCCGGCAGGAATCTCGGGGTCGAATTCCCCGATAGCCTCCCAGATAAGGGAAGTGGTGACGAAACAGAAGCCGGTTATCTTGGCGACGACAGCCTTTTTCTCCTGCTTCCCCACCACCATTTTATTGAGAGCCACGATGTCGCCGGGACCATAGTCCATGCGCCGCTTATACATATCGTGTAACTGCTGAAGGCTCGCGGAGCTCGATGTCAATGGGCCTACAGCCGATATGTTCATGTTGTTTATGAGGACCTGAGCTAGCAGGAAATTCCACTGGGGAGAAACAAGCGTATCGCTGTTGAGGAAGCAGAGGAACTGTCCCCTGGCTTCCTTTGCTCCAAGGTTTACAGCCCCGGTGTGACCTAGCTGTACATCGGAGCGGACCACATGGACGCCTATATTTTCCTGGTCCCGTATCCAATCGGCGGTTTCTTTCCCGGAGCAGTCATCCACCAGGATAACTTCATAATCGCCTCCGGTATGTGCCAGCACGGTCTCCAGGCATTTCTGCGCTAGCGGCTTCTCGTTGTGAATCGGAATGATGACGGAATAAGCATATTCGTTGATGTTGTGCTTCTTCTTGAGGCGATGGGTCATTTTGAACCTGTTTTTCGGACCTCCGGAGGAGATTCCTTCCTTTCCGAAAAATGCTGTAAACAAGGCTTCCGGGATGTAATAGCCTTTCCAGCCGGCCCCGGTTATCCGGAGCCAGAGGTCCCAGTCCTGGTAGCGGGCCAGCCCCTCATCAAATCTACCCACATCCTGAAATGCCTCACGACGCACCAGGGACATCGTGGCCGCATAGTTGCGATGTTTCAGGAGGTCTTTACTGAACAGCTCCCCGTTCTGGCGGCCTTTGACGGTCCCTTTCTTCAGGTAGTCGCAGTAGACAAAACCTACTTCCGGATTGGAGTCGAGGACAGTCGCCATCTTCTCTAGGGCGTCTGGTTTCAGGATAATATCGTCATCGCAAAAAAAGACATAATCCCCTGTAGCCATCTCGAAGCCGTTGTTTCGTACAACAGGGGCTCCCTGGCACTCGACGTCGAATTTTACGATAATTTCAAGGTTTTTATATGTCTGATTCGTCAGGGAATCCATGCAGATGATTCTCTGGCGGTCCGTCCGGTGCGGAATTATCACGCTAATCAGCTTTTTCGAGAATCCATCCATACTCTTTTGTTGACCTCCATTTTGAGAATTTGATAATATATCCCATCCCTTCTGCTATATTCGACAGCCGATGTGTGCGTCTGATAAAAAATTCATTGTGAACCGGCGGCATGGTGCGTATAATTCCCCATACCGCGGCGATGGAAAATCTAGGAACCCCGAGTTTGATTTTATCCATCCACTTTTCCGTGAAATCCATGATATACTGGCGTGAAGCCTTCTCGAATAATCCAAGGAGTTTGATTCTGCTTTCAGGGGTCATTTTGTCCAGGTCAGTTTTGAAACTTAGACCAGAAATAGCGGACCCGTCTGGACGCACTACCTGGTTGTGATTCCTGAACCTAGTCTTCCTCATATTCTGCTTTCAGCTTTGAATTATCGTATTTTCGGTAGTGTTTGGGCGGCAATGTGTCTGCGGCTTCTACGATTTCGGCATCTTCAACTTCATCGTTTCCTCCTGAGCGTTCAATCATCCTTTGCTCGCGCTTCCTGAAATACTCCTGGGCTGTCTGTAGAGCAACCATTGTTCCCTGTTGGCCTCTGCCGCGATTATCATTATTCTGAATATTTAACTGGACTGCAGGGGCTTTCTCCTTCGCAATCACGAAGGGAAGGAGTTTGATTACCTTCTCCATGGCTTTATCTTTGCGTTCTTCATCGCCATGTTCCAGGTCCCGGTCGATTATTTCCAGGCACTTTTTGAGAAGGCCCCTCTGGTCACGACCTCCGCCGGCTTCGTCGCCCAGAAGCCCCCGCAGCAGCATAGTATTAAGCTGTCGTTTCTTCTTCGCCTGAATTTTAAGACTATTAGCCATTTTTTTAAAATAATCAATTAGTTAGTTATTGTCAAGGGCAAAATTAAAGCCCTGGATGGAGGATCCAGGGCTCCAACTAACCATTATCGGCAACAAAGAAGATGTTTGCCTATGATTATTATAACAAAAAACTAACTCATCACGCAAGAAAAAGTTTAAATTATTTCTATGCCACCGCGAAAAACGGCCAAAACCGTAGGCGACATGATAAAGGAGATGACGCTAGCGTCGTTCATTGAGACGTTTCTTTATCTCTGGGATGCCGAAACAAACACCTATGAGCCTTGGAAGCTGTGGCCTCGTCAAGTGGCGTCGTGCGAGCTTCTGGATAATGGCCGGCTGATATTCTGGCCGAAAGCCCGCCAGGTGGGAGGGTCTCAGATAGCGGCCGCCTATGCGGTTAAAGTTGCCCTCCAAAGCCCTAATTCAGAAGTCGTTATTGTATCGAAAAACGAGAAAAAAGCTAAATATTTCTTCAAAAAGCGTGTTTTGCCCCTCTTGAAATCCCTCCCCGGAAAGGGGATAATCCACGGAATCAAGGGATTCAACTGGGGTGACTGGAAGGACGGCGCTAGCGGCGCGGTCTTCACCAACGGTTCTACCATCGACTGCGTACCAACCGAGGACGATGCGGCTCGAGGAAACACCTCCAGGCTGATTGTGATGGATGAGGCCGGCACGATGCAACACGCCGACGAAATCTGGAAAGCTACTTCGCCCGCCATTGACCAGCATCCAGAGGGCCAGATTGTGGTTATTTCTAACTCAAAAGCCGGTTCCTGGTTTAACAATATGCTCCGGAAAGTCTATGAAAGCAAGGTAAAGGGCATTGATATGCACTTTATGAACGTCTGGACGGACCCGAAGCGGACGAAGGAATGGGCCGAGGAGCGCCGCACCCAATTCGATAACGATGTGGATTTCTGGGTGGAATACCCGGAAACCATAGAACAGATGTTCTTGAAAAGAGAGGGTTATGCTTACCCAACATTCGACTCCCAGGAAGACGGGCGTCATGTGTACCAATTTGACCCAGACTGGGGTATGCGTCTCATGTATGGCTATGACCACGGATTCGACCATTTTGCGGTTTTCCTTCTGGCTCTGTATGACCAATTCCATGACCACCTGTACATTTTTGATGAAATGTACGTCTCCCAGAAGGACACGTTTGAGGTCTGCCAGCTCATCAAGGATAAGATTACCTACTGGCAGGAGCGTGGGATGCCTCAGAAGGCATGGAGGAGAATAGCTGACCGCTCTGTTTTTGCCGAAAGGGGCCAGAAATCAGTAGCCGACCTAATCAGAACATACACTCAGCTTACATTTGTTAAGTCTCATTCTTATGATGAAGAGGGGTCAACTAATATGCTTAGGACTCGCTTCACAAACAACCAGATTTCCATTCACCCACGATGCTATGACCTTATCCGGCAGACCAGGGATTTAATGTATCTGCCGACCGGAAAAATATCCGACAAGGATAATGATGGGCCTGATATTCTACGGTATTTCTGCGCCGACCTTCGCAAGCAGTCGAAGCCGAAAAAAGAAGGCCCGAAGCGGCATTACAATAAGGACAAGACGCCAGAAGATGAGGCTTCGGCGTTTCTGTTCGGAGGCGATAAACAGAATCCCGCTAGCAGAGAAAAAGCAATGACGGCCTGGATGGGATATTAAAACTTGCGAAAGAACTTTCTTATTGATTATATTAATGGTACAATTAATTAAGCCTATAGCCTCGTTTAAGGGTCAAAAGGAAAAGTGAAAACTCTTGAGTACAGATGTCCGCATACCGTAGAAAAGAAAAACGGGGATAAGAGCCGGTGCAACAAGTTTCTGTGCGAGATTAGCTGGGACAGAATCCTGCTTGTCTGCCGGAAATGCGGAACCAGGTTCGGATTGAGGCAGGATAACGACGGCCGGTGGAGTATGACTGAGCTAGCGCCTGCCCCGACTCTGAGACTCAAACCCAATAAGGAGGCCAATAATGGCACGACTTAATGCAGTATATCCCAAAATCGGTGACAATGCAACCACTCCCACAAGGGTTGACTTCGGTAGCATTAACTCCGGGGCTCTGACCACCCCTACCATTACGGCGGCCCAGGTCACGGCGGTTCTGGCCGGTGCAGGGTATCTCAAAATCACAATTAACGGAGCCAACAGGAATCTCATCACCTGTCTGGACTAATGTCCTGCGACGTAAAAATACCAGTGGCGGGGGCCGAAAAGCCCCTGACCATTGATGAGCTCTGTAGCGCTATCAGCAAAGCTAATGGCGGCGCAGAAGTCAAATTCGTCGGCTATGAGGAGTTCAATGCCGTTGACCTGGCTACAAAGCCAATCGAGGAGCTGAATGCCGCGCTAGCAGACGATATGAAAATCACCCCCCAATTACATGAAATTCTTAAAAAAACTGTGAAAGGATAAATCATGGGAGTCCAGAACAATTTCAATTCAAAAAACCGGGGAAATTTTGCTGACCGCGAAATTAACAACGAGCCCCCGAAACCCAGGGAAGACACAATGCTCACTTCCCAAATAAACCAGGACGGAAGGCCGACAAAAGGCAATTCGACCTTCAATTCAAAAGCCATAAACTCGTAGGAGGCGTCATGCCCGGAGACGGAAAAAGAATCGTCACGGCCCCCGGCGGCAAGGAAGTTTATCCTGTCGATTCCGAGAAGCTGATTCAGAAGAAAAATTTTCAGGGTCTCAATATGAGCGGAGCGAAGCCCGTAAAAGTGGTCAGCGACCGCAAAAATAAATAGGAGGAAAAATGGGCTCCCAATCTATGCTTTTCTCAAAGCCTATTGGCGTGCTAGCTCGCCAGGTCGAGGTCGCTAAAGATGAACCCATGTGCGGGCCTGACCCGCGCATCACCATCGAAATTCTTCAGAACGGATTCAAAGTGCGGTGCATGGGGTCGGATTTTGTGGCAAAAACGCTGGACGAGGCAAAGGATATAGCCGGCCGCGAGCTCAGTAAGCTCATAGCCGATTTAAAGAAAAAGGACAAATAGATGGCTGTCGCGGCTCCAGCATCGGCGGAGGTCCCTGTCGGGAATCCTAAAGTAAATTTTTATGGAAATCTCTACAGGTCATATCTCAGGCGCAACAAACCTCTTCTATGGCGCGAGAGCCAGAACTGGGGAATATTCTCAGGGGTGGACGGGAAGCAGTGGGACCCGGAACTTCTACAGATGCTCTTGCAGGAAAAAAGAGCCCCGCATCAAATTAATTTCTGTCAGAACCAGGTCAATAAATTGCTCGGGACAGCCCTTCAGAACGAGCTTCAGACGGATTTTGTCCCAGCCATGGGACAGCCTAATGATGACACCATTCTCCTTAACGGAACTATGGAGGCAGACCGCAATGCCTCAAACTGGGGAAAAACAAAGCGCCAGCTAATCAGGGCCGGCCTGGTTATGCGCGGAACCGCTGAAATGTATATCGACTACCAGGATGACCCGCGTGGCATAATCGGTCTCAGATATATAAACCACAACAGGATAATGTATGACCCGGATTGGACCACTGACAATATTAATGACAATAAACACATAATCCAGTGGGCCTGGATGGACCCGGAAGAAATCAAGCTGGTTTACAATAAGAAATCAGAGGAAATCGAACAGCAGATTAAAATATGGCGTCAGGCCATAAGTACTCGGATGGAAAACTCCTACAGCACCGAGAATAATGGATACAGTTCTTATTACGATAATCCAGAATTTGTTGACATCCTGGGCGGCCGCTTTCTTGTAATCCAGGTAAGCAGGCTGGAAAAGGTCCCGACAGAGCGATTGTATGACAGAGAAAAAGGTGAATTTCTGCCGGATATGTCTCCCGAGAATCGAACTGCCATGATGCAACTCAGAGGAAGCTCGCTTCGTGTGCTTCGTGACAAAACGGCTGTTGTGAAGGTCGCTACAGTGGCCCCCGGACTTTCACAGACCCTTATGCTTGAAGACGGAAACCACCCGGTCCAGATTGGGCGTTATCCGCTGTTCACCTGGTCATATTTGAATATCAATGGAGAGCCACAGGGAGTAATTGATGTCCTGAAAGACCTTCAGCAGATGTACAACAAGCGGGAATCAATGTTCACCTATTGGCAGACCACAGTCGCCAACGGGGCAGAATTTGTCGAAGAAAACTTTTTTGCAAATGACACCCAGCTTTCAAATTATATCAATAACAAAAATATTCCGGGCAAGACATTTATTGTCAGGGACGGAACCATCTCTCAGAATCGGGCCGGAATAGGAACACGACCAAGAGATAATATCCCGAATGACCTCCATGTGTCCGCCGACAGGGCATTCGCCATGGTTCCGGAAGTATCTCCCATCACTCCAGCCATTACCGGGGCAGAAGGAAAGTCCGGAGAATCTGGAGTCCTGAGACGCCAGAAGCGTTCAGAGGCATTGACCTCCCTGGAACACATGAAGCGCAGTCTCATGGACCTTGAGCAGGAAATAGGAGACGCTTATTTTCTGCTTTTTAAACAGCATTATGCCGGAGCTACCCGAACCAGAACAAATCCGGATACTGGTGAGATTTTCGAGATGAATGTCCCGCTAGCAAATGGAGCGATCCTGAACAATATTGCCAGGATGCGCCGGCATAAGGTCAGAATTACTCAATCCAAAAAAGGTGTTTCAGTACGCGAAGAACTCCTGGACCGTTATATTGAAGCAATGCCGTTCTTTCAGAATCCAATTCTCAGGAGTCAGATTGAGAAAGCGGCCCTCACGGTCATGCCTAATATCCCGGATGAGGAGATTCAGCAGGGAGAAATGGCGGCAAATGCCTTCATGAACCTGCAATTCAGCAGAGTTCAGTTGGAAACTGCTCAGAATATAGCAGGCATTCAGCAGTTGGACGGTCAGCTAGCTCCGGCAGGAGCTCCTGGTGCGCCTTCAGGGCCCCCCTCGCCGGCCCTTCCTGGAGAGGGTGGCGGTTTGTCTGTAGAAGGAAAAGTTTTGAAGCCGGGACAAGGAATCCCGGTGGATGTCCGCACAATCAACCAGCTCAATAAATAAATGTTGATTCGTGCTAGCGTTGAGTGTTATTTTATAACAAAGGCCATAAGGGCAGTAATAAAAGCCTGTGACCAGAGGCCTAAATAGCAAGCGGGGCAGACTAAGCGCTGTGACCCGAAAACCAAAAATCTGTTCACTACAAGGGGCAGTCCTAGAACTGTGACCCGGAGGAGAAAAAAAGATGGGTAAGGAAAATCCAGAACCGGCCAAAAACCCGGAAAAACCTGAAGAAAAAGGAGTTTTGCTTGATAATGATACTCTGAGGAAGCTGCACCGCCAGGAAATCGACTTTGATGCCCTGACGCCGGAGCAGAAGACAGAGTTTCATACCAGGTTCGTAGAGGGAGAAGAAGAAGGCGTCCCTACTGAGGAAGAAGAAGCGGAAGCGGCCAAAAAAGCGGCTGAGGAGGCGGCTAAAAACCCTCCTGAACTTCCCGCAGACCCTCCGAAGGAAGGCGACCCTCCTCCGATACCGCCTACTGGGCCTGTCAAGCCCGAAAAAGATAAGGATGAGGGCGACCCTGAGCTGAAGCGCAAGCTGAAAGAGGCAAAGGACCGCGCAAACACCTTACAGCAGAAATATGATAGTGTAACCCGTAGACTTGACAATCTCGAAAAGATGAGGGTCCCGGAACCGCCTAAAATTGAGGATGAACTGGATGAAAATGCGAGCAAACAGGACAAATTTAACCGAGAAATGGCCAATAAGGTCAATTCATGGGTTGAAGCTGAGTCTGCTGCGCTCCGGAATGAGAGGGAACAGCTCCATGAGAGTACCATGTACTCAAGTATTGGGCGACTCCAAATCGAAAATCCTGAGCTTTCCACTTCAAAACCAGTCGAGGTTCTGGACAAGGCATTTTGTCGTTTTCGGGATAATCTGGCAGGCCAATCGGCTTCTTCGGAGCAAAAGTCAAGAGCGGTACAGGACTTTTTCACTAATCCGGAAGCCCGAAAGGCCAAGGAGGCGCAGGGAATCGTTTTCCCTATTGAGGAGAAGGACTGGGCAAACTATCAGACAATTTCGCGCATTCTGGCTTTCAAGCGGAACGGCGGAGACCCGAACCACAATTCGGAAAAGTCGGGAGACAAATATCCTGACTACGAATCCGCCTACTTCATGTTCAAGAAAAAAACTGGATATGTTCCTGACCCTGTTCGTCAAGCGGCACTGGAGGCACAGCAAAGAGCTATGGACCAGGTAGCCGACAACCAAAATAAACCTCAGCTACTTTCCCCAGGAGACGGCAAATCATCTGATGGGGTGGATGGAATGACGGCAGAACAGGCAGAACAATGGCTTATTGACCATCCTACGGCTAGCACGCCGGAGGAAAAAGCCATGCTAAATGCTATCATGAAAAAATTCTCCCCAGCAAGCGCTACTCCTGGCGCTCCAATTCCTAAAATGGAGCAGAAAGTAGTGTTTTAAGGAGAAAACACAATGCTCAGAATAGCAGGAACACAGCTTCAGCAGAGGTCCTGGGACAATCTCCTCCGGTCCGAATCTCTGACCAGGGACCCGTATCAGGACTTTCAGGGGACATTTTCTGATGACAAGAAAATGCTTCCCGACGGCATTATCGCAACGATGATGCTTGCACCGGGAGCCAACAATCATACCGTTGGCCTCCTCAAGAACCTGTCAGGCGCAGGCGTGACCGGTCGCACGGACCAGCTCGGAAACGAAGTTGACCAGGAAGTGAAAGAGCTTCAGGTCTACTCCAACGACGTCTCGCACGCCGTCAACACAGAGACCTACGGCATCGACGCGCACGACAAGGCCGCGTACAAGATTCTTCAGCGCGTACAGCCCCAGCTTTCCCTCTGGCACAAGGAAATTAAGGGTAAGTATATCCGCGAAGCTCTCCTGGAGCGGTACTCTGTCAATCTGACAGTCGCGCCGGTCTCTCAGACCAAAAGGTGGAACGAGAACATCTTTGTAAAAGGTGTGGCTCTGTCCGCTCAGCCAGCGTACTCAGCAACAAACGCGACCTATGAAAGCAATATCTCCACGGCTCTCGTAGCCGGCGGAGCTAGCGCCGCATGGGACGCCCACTTCCTGAGTGTGCTCAACCACTGGATTACGGCCATCAAGGCTCTGGAGCCTATGGACAATGGCCGTTATGCAGTCACCGTGCCGTCTCGCCAGTCCATTGGGCTCCGGGACGCCTCCGCATCTGCGTCCATGGCGGGCCTGTTCAAGGATTCGCACATCAAGGAAGCCGCTACCAACGCATATCGCTGGTATCTCGGCTCCTTCGGTGAAATGGATCTGTACGAAGACCCCCGCGCACCCGTCGTGGGAGATGTCGGTCCCGGCAACCTGACCGCCTACTACAAGGGCGCAGGAGACGATGACGACCGCAACTCTGCTAGCGGGACCCTCTACGATGTTAGCTTCGTCCACGGCAAAGGCTCTGTCTTTGTTCCGATGCACGAACAGCTACACTTCGAGGAGGAAATCCAGAACTACCGCAAGGTGGTTGGCGTGGGCGCTTTCGCCGGCTATGGCGTCAACAGGACCGTGTTCGACAATATCGGTTCCGAGACGGACACCAGCGAAATCAACCAGAACTCCGCCGCTATCTTTGCACGGAGGCAGACCATCACGGCTTAAACCGTAAATTCGGGGGGGGATGCTAGCGCTGAACCCCCTTTAAACCTCAAAAAAGGGTAAAAAATGAGAACAATAAAACTCCAATTCAATTCAAGGGGAAAACGGACCATGGACATTGATATGTCCGGATTTGAAGGTCCTGCAAAGAAACCGCTCGGTAACGTTCCGCTCCGTGACGGAGGGGAATTTATCAAACCCGGTCAAATCACAAGCATATTCCGTCTTCTCATTCCGCCAAATGGGGCGTGTGAAGTCGTTGACACCCAGCATAATCGGGAAAGGCTCCGCGTCCTGACAAGACCGCAGGAGTTCTATGATGAAATTCAGGTATATGATGAGCAGAAAGGCATCTATGAGCCCAAAAGGGTACTCAGGCAGTTGCCTCCCTCATTTACTGTTCTGGACGGAACTCCTATTGATGAAGACATCATTCAGGAACAGAAGATGGATTCCGATGAGGTCCAGGCGCTCAAAGCCAGAATCAAGGAACTGGAGGCAGGAAGAGGAATTGTTCCAGCAGGGACAGAGGCCGCTCCAGAAGAAAAAAAAGAGGCCCGAAAACCAGAAGAAAAACCCGAGCTTCTGTTCGAGGAGGATGAGCCCGACGAAAAACCTCTGACGGGTGAAGCTCTCAAAAAGGCGCGTTTCGCTAAGAAAGTGCCTATGAAATGAGGCTAGCTTAATGCTCACAAACGCCTTCATTACCTATATGTCGGAAAGGCTGAACGGCAGTCTTTCCAGGGAAAAAATCCGGGATATGGCGAATCGTGCTCAGAATGAGATTCTGGGCCATGATAACCGCATAACCCGGATTGTTCCCGACCCTTTTCTTCATACCGGCTCTGCTGAGATGAATGGAGACCCCACCCAAAACATCAGTGGGGCCTTCAATTTTTATGTGCTTCCCACTATTGCAGCCACTACCCCAACCCGAGGCTATCTTCTGGTGACTGAAGGAGGAACCACCGAGCGATATGAATATACTTCCTATCAATCCGGAAATCAGTTCATTCTGGCAGATGGCGTCTCTCTATCGAAGACTTATACTTCAGCCGCCACGGCAGTAGTTGATGACTTTGCGCTCATAGCTAGCGGAGCGATTTTCAGCTCAAAACAGAATAATAGAATCGAGCAGTATGATGTGCGTCGGGTCTCCAGGGTATATGCTTTCAGGTCCAAAGTTGGCGGCTGGCCGTATGGATATGGGGCCTTTGGCCGCTTTTCTTTAAATAATACCTCATTTCGTCCCGACCGCCTGCTCAATCCAAATGCAGTTGAGATAGAAGTTGAGGCGGATACAACCGATTCGGCAGAGGCCAATACTGGGGACTGTCGGATTGATATGTGGCGGGAAAACGCCCCGGGAAACACGACCGATGTCTATATGGTCCGCGCGCAGCGCTGGCCGGCACAGATTCTCACCGAAGATGTTCAGCTTGAAATTCCGGACCAATGGCATACTAATTTGCTTCGCTATGCTATCCTGAGAGATGTTGAATACACCGAATATGGCCGCAGTAATAATCCAGAGGAGCTTTACGACAAGTATCTTGCCAAATTCTTGACATGGGCCATGGCTGGCGTCGATACCACGACACCTACAGCAACTATCCCGAGAGAGGCTTAGTCAATGAGCTATATCCGGGACAAAACGAGACCGCAAGGCGACCGTCCAATAAGGACACGCCAGATAAATTACGGCGGCGGCCTCAATATTGACCTCCCGGCAACCGACATAGAAAATAACGAGGTTATCGGTCTAGAAAATTACATCGCTTTTGAGCGCTACCTGGAGGGTCGAAGCGGCTCTGTTGAAGTGGACGATATGCCTGGAAGCGGTGACTTGCATGGTCGGCCAGTCTACCATCCTACTGAAAAATGCCTTCTTTTCCATCGTGGAAGCCAGCTATGGCGTTGGGACGGAAATTATCCGGATGCACTGGAAATAAAGAGCTATGAAGTCTCTCCGTCTCCGGCCCAATCTTTCGGAATCGACAAAACCAGCACAATAAGACCATTCAATGACAACGCCCTAATTTTTACGGAAGATGGCATTTTTATGCTTGTCATCCGTGGCGGTCTTGGCAAGTTTTTTCCGATAAACCTGGACCAGCCTGTAGATGTTGAGGCTGTGGCCGCTCCCACTACTGAATTGCCCTACAAATACAAGTATGTCTACACTTTTAGCCTCATAATCCAGGATGTAAGCGGAAATCCGGCGACATCTGGTGACAGGCTTACTGCCGGCCAGACGCTTTTCTGGGAGTCGGCCCCGGTCCTTGCTAGCGTAAGTCCGGCAGACCTTTCATATTATTCGGTTAGAGGAACCCTAAATCCCATCAGCAATATAAATCTTAATGCCGTCGTGATAGGTCCGGCAGATGCCCTGAATCTTCCTGTTGGACATATTTCCCACATGAGCGTGTACAGAACCAGAGATTTCGGCCAAAACGGTCTTGATAATGAGAATGACGAGCAGTTTGCATGGATTGGGGATGCCTGGATTAATCCGGCACTTCCAGGAGGAACAACCCTAAACGATACGCTAACTGACGATGAACTTGAACCCCGTTTGCGGGACCCGCTGACATCCCTTACCACAATCGCCATGAGCCCGCTAGCTTCCGGAGAGATTGGTGAGGTTACAGAAGGATTCGTGTTCGCAGCCGATGCGAATGGAGAGGATTTAAACTACTCCCAGCGCGTCGATGATACAAAAATAGGGTTCCATAATCCAGGATTTCAGACCAAAAAATTCAGTGACGGAATTAGAATCCTGGCTGGCACTCCGGATATTTTGTCCATTATCTGCAATAGAAGTACCCATGTAACAACCCTGACGGCCTTTAGCGAGCGCGGCGGGATATTCGAGGCCGTTATCGTACTGGACCATTTTGATAAAATTGATACCCAGATAGGCGTCAAGGATGTCGGCTCCTTTGCCGAGGTAGCCAGGGGAACATACGTTGCGCTCTGCTCTGACAAATCAGTCCGTATATGGGACGGGTCAGGATGGAGTCAGGACATAGCTCACGATAGGGTCGAGAGCATTATCGACCAGGCAATCGAAGGTCAGACCGTCTCAGTTTACTATGACGGAGCGTACTTCCTGTGGCTGGACCTTGAAGACTCCGGCTATCCTGACACTTGTCTGAGATTATCCCTGAAGCGTGAGTCTGGGAAAGGATGGACCGAATATACGGGTGCTAGCTGGGTGTTCCCGCCTACTCAATGGGGGGCCTTCGTGTCCGACAATTTCGAGACCGCAAACGGACAGGACCTTGATTTCATGATGGTTTTTGACCGGGCAGAAGATAAAGTCTACTGGGTTGAAACCTATGACGGGCCCGCAGGCAAGACAATCGGCGGATATAATTTACGGAAATATTATGCTGATAAGGTCGCTAGCGGAAATCCGAATGGAACCGACATACTTTGCCGGCACAAAATCAAGGAACAAACCGGCTCCCAGGAAAGTTTCAATTTGATACACCAGCAATCCCATGCTTACATGAGGGACCTGGTGGATGCAGATAAATACACTCCAGGCCCTCCAATTACCTATGGAACACTGAAGATAGACGCCAGGGCCTACGTTGACGGTCTTCTGGTAAGCGAGGAGACTGCCGGCCAGGTAGACCCCGGAGATGACATCGAGTTCTGGTATCGGGTAGAAGGAAGCCGAATTTCCATAGAATTTGAAGCTAGCCGCTCGGGACACCAGATTCGCGGGACAGACACTAGATTCCGGGTCCAGGACATTCTTCGTCCGCTCAAGGGGGCGTCTGAGAATATTGCAGCAACGTTCCAGGATGAATTTCAGACTTCTCTAAAATTATGGGCTTTCACGCGCCCCTTGGTATGGATTGAGAGAACCGCAAACACACGCCTTAGCGCCAATAACCAGACTACAGTTGTCGGTCCGGATGGGCGAAATGACGGCCTTATTCTCACATCAGATTACACGATAGGCGTTCCGTACAGCAAGGCTGACACTACAATTTACAACGCTTTTACCTTTAATGCCTGGATAAAATCACCAACCCTGACTAGCACAGCAAAAGTGGTTATTTTTAAGCTGAATGGGACAAATTCTCTGACTGTAACACTTGACCAGTCCAATAATCTGTCTACTGTTGAATTTGGCGGCTTGCTAGCTATGGGCGACATTAGCTCGGCCGCCGGAAATGTGAGCGGATGGAGTCAGCTTATCATAGTAAGACAGGCTGGCGCTAGCACCTTTAATGTGTATCTTAATGATACGCTAAAGGGAACTCTTCCTATTAGCGGAACGGCATTCGGGGGCGTCTCCATACAGCTAGGAGAGGCGATATGAGCTTTGTTCCTGGCAGAATTACGGAAAAGGACCCTTTTACGGAGGAAACTGTCATAAAAACCTATAAAGTACAGGCAAATTTCGACCTTGTGGCACAAGAAACAAAGCGACTCCAGGACCAGATTAATGTGACAAACAAATCGGCTTTTGAATCTAGCGAGAGGCTGACGCGAACTAATTATAGGTCTGCGTTTCTGTTTGGATAATGGCAAGGGAAGTAATCAAAATTCTCGGTCAGGTGAAGCCTGGGATGGCGACCGAAACGGACTTATATCAAGTACCTAGCGGCCGCAGAGCTGTTATCAGCAAAATACACGCTTTCAATGCCGCGTCAGGGGCCGCTATCATAAAAATTGCAATTACCCCTGATAATTCAGCAACTTCAGCAGAAAACTATCTGATAGATAGTCTCGGGCTAGCGGGAAGGGCTGGGGCTGAATGGGACAAAATTACAATGCAGGAATTTAACGAAATCAGGGTAGAATCTGATACCGGGAATGTCATTTTTCACGCTTATGGTGTGGAAGTTCTCCCTGAAAAATCTTAGTTTGAGGCTATTATGGCAGAAAACGAACTCGTAACGAAATCCCTTAATGACCCGAATGAAGTCGAGGACGTTCCTCCCACCGAGGAGCCTAAACCATTTGGCGGTTTAACAGGGCTCGGCGGAATAAATATTCCGTCAATTTCTGCCCCTCTTCAGGAAACGCAGAAGTCGGCTGAAGAATTTACTACAGGAATTTCAGAGCAGGCAAAAACGTACATAGATGATGATGCCGGCTTCAGAATCAAGGGCGAACCTGTCCCAACTGAAGTTTCTTCCCCTCCTCCTCCGCAGGCCCCTCCTTCTGGGGCTGTTAAGACAGGCCAGATTCTAACTGACCCGGACACAGGGGAAAAGGTTACATTTGAGACTGGAACCCCGGAGGGAATGGAAAAACTCCGCAAGACCAGAGTGGATTTTGCCAAACGGGCTGAAGAAATAAAGGTCGAAAAGGAAAGGCTGGGGCAGGCAGAGGACCTGATTTCCAGCGGAATGACGTTTATTCAGGACGTTGCCGACCCCACTACGGAAGACCCTATAAAGACGGCCGAGTTCAATTATGCCATGAGCAAACTGAATCCGACCCTTCAGGCCAATGTAGCAGGAACCGCGCTAAGGCTGAAGCAGGCCGGAATTGACCCGAATGAGCCAGGGGCGGGCATGGCAATCATGACCCAGGTTGCAAGGCAGGCAAATGCTAGCGTAGCGGATGTGGTCGGACGTCTTAATGTAGAGTCTGCCAATCGAATCATGGAGGCCAACAGGTACGGAATAGAGCTCGGAATGGATGTAATTACCCACCAGCAGACAATCAAGAGAAATAATTTCCTTCAAGGAGTAGATGAAATTTCCTTCCTGGCAAATACGCTCAAATCCACCAATCCGGCTGATTACGCAAGGGCGGGAGCAAACATGAACCTTCCTTTGACCACGGATTATACCCAGCTTGCCAAAGATGTAGCCAGCGCCAATGTGGCCGATAATGGGGCCGCAACCAGGGCGCTTATGACAGACTATTCCTCAATGAATGATATGATTTCCGGAATGGTCCCCGGCCTGGATGTGAACATGAGTCTGCTGGCTGGCCTGCCGCAGGAGCAAGTGGCGGACATATACGGCCGTTTGGCGCAGATTCAGTCTGACCTACAGAAGTCTCCTCCGGATAAAGAATCGGCCCGCAGGCGTATTCAGGAGCTCCAGGAGCTATATCCTAACATTGTTCGCGGGGATTATGCCCAGTGGGACCCGGATGACTTCAACAGCCTGGGAGCATTCAATCGAAAACAGACGAACATGACGGCTCTCTCCAGCATGGTTTTTCAGGCCGGCGAAAATATTTCCGACATCACACAGGCTTCCGAATGGGCCGCCCAGAATATGGTAGACCCGGAGACGTTTGCTGATGACTGGGGCCAGATGTGGGAAACCATGAATCCAAGCCAGAAGCGCAAGAACCTGGAATTTTCCGGAATAGACCCGGCAGTTTTGGACGAAAACGGTAATCTGACCGAACCCCTGACGGATGACGAGATGAAAGCGTCCCTGGGAGGGGACCTGGTGCGAGGTATTCGCGAATCGACGAACCAGACCCAGTTGGCCCTCAACAGCATGATGTCAGACAATCCTCAGCTCAAGGAGTGGGTGCTTGCATCCCCGGAAAACGAAAACCAAATGAAGGCTTATCTCCATTCCATGCTTACTGGAAATGTCGCCAGTTTAGACGAAAACGGAAACCTTAAAGTAGATGGGGGGAAAATACTGGACCCAACAAACCCGGATTCTGATATTGCTCATTACTTTTTCGACTGGCCTGTCGGATTTAATGCCGCAGGCGAATGGTCGGACGACCCTACTCAGTGGATTTATTCCGGGAATCAGCCCCTAAGCGACAAGAATTTTACCGCTCCTGCCGATGTGGCGTACCAGGAAAATGTTTCCAGTTCATGGGAAAATTATCAGCGTCTTGGCGGCGAAAAGAACCGCATGGAATGGTTTACGGCGGCCAAACCTGACGTCAATGGAAAACCCACTGAGAGTGTGCCACTGACACTTACCTCAGATGACTTTCCTACGGATGTAGACCTCCAGCGCCAGTTCGAGATAGATACCCAAAAGCAAGTGACTGATGCCGTTTCGGCCGGAGATTTGTCCGGAATCACTGATTTAGCTGTCTGGAAACAGATTGCCAACACGCCTGCCCTTATGAGCCAGATTCTCCCGATGATGGAAGACCTCTCTGCGGAACCGAAATATCTTCGCATGAGGGACTGGGCCGCTAGCGGGCTCAGGGCCGATGTGGTGTTGGCTGAAACCGATGATAAATCGATAAAGCAAGGAACCTCTGCTGGTTCCGGACAAGGTTCTGTTGTGAATATAAATGGGACCCCTCATCGGATTGTACAGTATCGTACCAAGCTGGACACTACCGGCGACAATGAAAGAATCGGAGAATATACTGTCCTGAATTTACAGGATGGCTCAAAAAGAGTTATTTCTACCGGCTGGAAAGAAACTGACAGCAACTGACTAATGAGGTAATTATGTCTGATTTATTTCCATTAGCAACTGGCGAGACCATTTTCACCAATCCAAGGCAACTGAATATGCCTGACCAAATGCCAAACCCTTATCTTTATTCGGTCGGGCCGCAGTCTCAGGGATTGGCGGCTAGGGAACAAGCGTTTAGCACCCATCAATTTGTGCCCCTTTCTCAATTTGGGAGATTCAGCGTACCCGGAACAAAACCACTGACCACTCCGGCCCAAAGCGGAATATCTACCGCGGCCGGCGGTCTACAAGCTGGCCTCTCTGTTTCTCCACAGGGAACAGGGATAGGAGAGGCTTCTTTTGACGTTCTCGGAGCTGTCGCTAGCGGAGCGCTCTCTGGAGGCATTATGGGATCGTCTGTAGGAGGCATCGGGGCCGTTCCTGGCGCTATCATAGGCGGAGGCGTTGGTCTCATTGTAGGGGCAGGCAAAGCCTTTTTCAGTGTCAGCAACAACAGGAAACGCGCCAGGGCTCTCAGGGAGGCGGCCAGGAGGGCAGAAGAAGCCCAGAGAGTCGCTATTGCCAGGGAAGTTGAATGGCGTAACAGAACGCGCCTGGATGGCCTCAGAACAGCGGAATTTAATCGCACTCAGGCTATTACCCAGAATGGCTGGGTAAACTTTCAGAACAGACTGGCCCAGATGACAAATATGATAAACAATAACGCTCAGTCGCGGCAGGCATTCCTGAATATGCTTCAACCAGTGAGGGCATAATGGCAACTATCCTAGAAACCCCTATAACGCCGCTTTCTGAGGGCTTGAAAACAAAAGCCTTGATGACCGAAACCGCAGGCCCCTCGGTTGGTCCTGATATAATTCCAAGAGCAATCGGAACGGCGCAGATGGTTGGGGCTACTTTTGAGCAGGAAAATGCAAAAAGACAGGCCATGGAGTTTGCTCAACTCATTGCTAGCGGGCTTTCTGGTATGCAGGCGGCAATTGAAAAAGCGAAAGAAGAGGGTCGTGATGTGACCCGTATTCGGGACCCTAAGCTCTATGTGGACAGCCGGGAGAATACCGAAGCCTGGTGGAACCAGTATATTGCCGAAATGGAGCGTCAGGACAAGGAGAAGGCGGGAATCGAAGGATTTAGCCAGATTGCCGGCGGACAGGTCGAGAAGGGTCTTGGAACCCTCGTAGGAGCTGGTCTGGCAAAACCGGAGGAAGCCGGGAAACAGGTAAAAGAAATGCGTGAGCGTGAGGAAAGGCTTAAATTCCTGACTCCGGGTGGCGGCGCAAAAATGGAGGCCATGGAAACAATAACACCTACCGATATAAAAATTGATGCCTTTGTGCCTGCCGGTGAAGAAATCTCCACAAATCTAAGGCGTGCTGGCCTAAAAACAAAGATTCCGGAAAAGATAAGGCCGGCCTTTCAGTCTGCCGCTAGCAAGCTGGAGATTCCCGAATCAATTCTTATCGGCATCTCAGCAAGAGAAAGCTCTTTTAACCCAAGGGCAAAGAATCCGGACCCGGACAGCACGGCCACTGGCCTTACTCAGCCCATTCGGTCAACGGCTCAGGCCAACCTAGATGATGCTATCGAACAGGGCCTTATTCCTGCCGGCACGAAAGTAGAAAAGGCGGTTCTTGACCCGGAAATGAACCTTATCATAGGCGGTCTGGAGTTCAAGAGGAACTTGAAAAAGTTTGACGGGGATGTAATGAAAGCCCTGCTAGCTCACCGTATCGGACCAGGAGCGGTTGATGATTTTCTTAAAACAGGCAAATTCATCAATCCCCAGACTAAGAAGGATGAGACGAATGACATCAACGACTGGATAGATGACGTCAGTATTGCCGCCTTCGGTAAGCCGATGATGACCAAAAGAGCGCCCCTGGCCACAGTTGATTTCACCGATAAAGAGTCTTTGCAGGGGGAGATTCAGAGGATTGCGGCAAATGCCGAGTATGCCGCCAGCACCGAAGGCAAAGAGGTCCTGAACCAGCTCAACAAACAGCTTGATAGGATTATTAAGTCTGAAAAAGAAGGAAAAGGAGCCGCTAAAAAAGCCAAACAGGCCGAGAGCATTGGGCAGACCCTTGACATTCTCCTGTCTCTTGCCGGCGGCGTTGAACCTTCTGGATTCCTCAAAGGCACGTTCAAGAATCTGTTGGCATACTTCAGGATTGACGCTGAAACCGCACAATTCAACGATTTCAAAGGCCTCCTCGCTACCCAAATCAGTAAGGCCATCGGCGGGGAATCCGGCCGCCTGACAAACCAGGACCGCGAAATGGCGATGAAGGCGCTTCCTGGGGCAACTGATTCTGAGCAAATAAGGCAAACGAAAATTAAAATTTTCTCCAAGCTAGCTGAAAATCTGAGGGATGATACCCTGACGGCAGAAGAAAAAGCGGATGCCCTCCGGGACGTTCTGAGGGAAGTTATCGCCAATCAAACAGATAAGGATGACAAGATTGTCTACCAGCTCAAAGACCTTCCTTCAGACGCCACGGATGACATGATTAAGAATTTTCTTGTAGCTAACAGCGAAGAGCCGTCAGCAGGAAATGTGGCTGCTGTGAGGGCCAAAATAGGCGCAAAAAAACAGATGGCCCCGGCTGAGAAAGTGAAGCCAATAAAAGCCCTCACTCCGGAGGCACCCCCTGCCGAACCTGGTGGATTCAGATTGCCTGCCGGACCAATAGGAGAACAATAATGGCGGACAAGGAAACTCTGGATTTTTTGAGCACTCTTCCTGCTGACCCATTCCCCGGCGTTACAGACGAAGAGGAAAGGGCCCGTCTGCGTGCAGAGGCAGAGGGAACGACTCCAGCTTTTCAGCTTCAGCCGCCCGTAAAAGGCGCAGAGGTTCCTGTTCTCCAGGCCACCAAACCTACGGAAGCTCCTATTTTGGAGTCTATTCTACCGGGATATTCCAGATTAAAGGAAACCATTGAGGAACCTGAAATTGAAGAGACCAGGTTTGGAATCCCCTCTACTGGCAAAATAACGGTGGAAGAAGGGGAGGGGATGCCAATAATTACGGCCGCTGGATTTGAGAAAAGGGCGGCCCAGCTTCCCAGATTCCAGCAGGAAATTTTTGTACACTCATTTGCGGCCATGGAGGCAATGGGGGTTCCTACGAGAGCCGCCGCCGCTACAATCAGAGATATTCCAATTCTCAATATAGGGATACCAGAAGAGGAGAGAAATAAAACATTTGCAGAGGTTTTCTCTGACCCGGACTCAGGAGCGCTGAAGCGTGTTCGGAAGTGGATAAGGGAGCGGGATTTGCCTAGCGCAGTAAAGTTTTTCATGGAGCTGGGCGTCAGCATCCCGGAGGACCCTTTTGCGTTCCTATCCGGAATAATTAGTGCCGGAAGAACTGCTGTCAGACTAGCGACGAGACAGGCTGCTAGAAGGGCTCCGGCCAAGATAACTCCTGGGGCTGTTATTCCTGACAGGGCCCCGGACATGATTCCTATTGGACCACGGGTTAGCGAGGATCTTCCTCTTACTCCGGCACAGAGAGAATTTCTCGAAACCGGAACAGTCGCAAAGAAAACTGCTCAGAGGGAGATAGGCGCTCTGGACGACGCCTCCAGGGTAGCAATCGAAATTAATGAGGGGCGGACGGCACAAGTGGCCGCAGAGCTTCAGAGACTTAGGGCCAAACATGGATTCATGCGTCTTGATAAGGACAAGATTGCAGAAGACCTGGCTAGCAACGCAGAAAAGGCTTACGGAAGATTCAAAAACGAGGCAGATGAGCTCTATGATGGAATTAATAAGGTTGCTGACCCGCAGATTTTGACGGCCAATACCAAGAAATTTGCCAATCAGGTATTCGAGGACATCGGCATCACCGGGAGTCGTGTGATTGAGCCCCCTCCATTAACTACGGCCAAGTTTAATGAAATTCTGGCAGAGGCCCAGCGCAAGGGGATTCCTATTGCATTCAGGGAAAACAAAAGGGGCGGTCCTCCTATTCCGGTAAACAAAAATACAGGAAAAGACCTTGTTGACATGAGCCCGAAAGTTATTCCAGCCGCGACAGCTACCGAACTCGGGATTACTAAAGGGGCCTTTTCTGCCCTAAAAGACGCGAAAACTACATTATCCGGGAATGTAACCACCAAGGCTCTCAGAAACGTAAAGAAGGCGCTAGCTGACGCCGAGGGAGCGGCAATCAAGGCAGGCCATCGAAATTCAGCCCGTCTTCTCCGGTCGGCCAGGGATGACTTGAATATCGCCATAGCAAACCAGATGGAGGAGACGCTTGGAAGCCCTCAGCTCGTTAAGGAATGGTTGAAAGCCGATAAGTTCTTCTCCGGCAACGTAGACGCAATGAAGCCTATGCTTAGGCTGGTATATGATACAAAAGGCAATCAGCGGACACCCTCTCAGATTATCAAGATTTTCTCTCAACAGCCTACCAGGAAGAAAGGGAGGATTATTGACCGCGCCCTGGATTTCTTTGATGAAGACGGTATCCAGATTCTTAGAAATATGTATTTCAACGACATTGTAAAAAAATCATCTGATGACCTCGGGAATATTTCCGGCATAAATCTCCGTAGCATAATTAATGACCAGAATCCTGCCGTTATTGACCGGGTTTTTACGCCGGCCATGAAGAAGGATATTTCTGACTTGATGACTGATGCGCTAGCGGATGATGTCACAAAAATTTTAACAAAAGCGGAACTGCGGAAATATTCAGAAAAAAAGACAGCAAGCCTCCTGGATGAATTGATAAATGTCAAGCCGGCTTATCGGTTGATAATGGCTACCAGGGGATTTACCAGGTTAAGCCTAAAGAGCTTGGCACCCACCTTTCTTATTGATACAATGAGAGGAATCAGGGCTGGTGTGCGACGCGGAAAGGCTGAAAGATTTCTCCGAAATGTGGAGGAAGCCGGAGCCGTAAAACTATTAATCAAGGGAACTCCAAAAGGAGGACTGACGGCCGCCCGTGTCGGAATTGTTCCTGCTAGCACGCGCCAGATGGAGGTCGAAGGAGTGAGGAAACAAGAAAAGACCAAAACGGGGGTAGACCAAGAAACTGCTGATTTCCTGGAAGGATTATGATTTGGCAGAAGTTACCAGACATGAATTTAACGGCCTGGGAGAAAGAGTGAATAAGGTCGAGCTGAAGCAGGCACAAGTAAATGCCGAAACTGAGCGAAATTCTCAGGATGTTCAGGTTCTTTTCAGTTCTCATTCCAAGGCGTTAGTGGCCATCCAGGAGTTAGCACTGAACACGGCCCAGGCCAACAGCAAGCTCGGCTGGAAAATTGCTGGACTTGTCAGCATACCTACATTATTTTCAGTTATACAGATAGCAATGATATTTATTAAGGACAAATAATGGCTTTTCCTACTGGATGGAATAGAAAATGTATGCGCTTCTGTAATACGGGCGATGTATTTTTTACGGGCCAAAGTGGGGGCGTGGAAGTGCTTTTAACCGCAGAAAATTTGCCGTCGGAGATGTTCGACGCGGATGGAAGCTACCCGGCGCGAAGTGACGGCGGCGACATAAGGATCTCAAAAGACGCGGCCGGATCAACTCAACTTGCAAGGGAAATCGTCAACTTCACGATCGACAACAACCCGGCCAACGGCGCGGCTGAAATATGGGTAAAAATGCCCGACGGATTAAAATCGATTTTTGACAGCGGCACAACCACATCGACATCTTCATATAAGCTGATTCAAAGCGGCCAGAATTTTCTTTCTACCGTATTTGTCGGAAATATTGTTTATAACACGACGGATAATACATACGCACACGTTGTTACCGTAGATTCTGATACACAACTTACTCTTGACGCCGACATAATGACAAGCGGAGAGAGTTTTGAA